GGAATGAATCGCAATAACGTCGGGCTAACAAAGATTCAACTTCCTGATGGTGGCGAAATCGTGCCTTCTACTGCCTCTTCCGCCGCGAAGGATGGTGGTAAGGAGTCATTCGCCGTTTTCGATGAAACGCACCTATATGTCCTTCCTGAATTGCAGCGAATGTGGCGCACGGTAAACCGTAATCTACAGAAGCGAAAGGAAGCGGATTCATGGGGGCTTGAAACGTCAACCATGTATGCGCCGGGTGAGGATTCCATTGCCGAGCAAAGCCACAAGACAGCACAGGACATTCTTGCTGGTAAGCTAAAGATGGACAATCTGCTATTCGATCATAGGCAGGCCAGCAATCAGACAAAGCTTGGCGATCCTGATTCTTTGCGTCAGGGATTGATTGAGGCTTATGGTCCGGCTGCCGATTGGATGGACCTAGATGGAATGATTCAGTCTATCTATGATCCGCGAAATCCCGTAGCAGACAGCAGGCGTTATTTCTTGAATCAGCCTACCGCCGCTAGTGATTCCTGGCTCACATATCCTGAGTGGGAAGGTTGCGCGGATACCGATTTGATTCTCCTTCCCGGCGACGTAATTACATTGGGATTCGATGGTAGCCAGAAGCGCGGAAGGGGAAAGGCTGACGCAACCGCTCTAGTGGCGTGCCGTTTAAACGATGGTGCCCTATTTCCATTGCGGATTTGGGAACAGCCTGACGGACCTGCGGGCGAGGATTGGCGAGTTAGTGTCGAGGAAGTTGAGAATGAGGTAGCAGAGGCTTTCGACACGTATAAGGTGGTTGGCTTTTATGCCGACCCTGCCAAGTGGGAATCCTCAATCGCACAGTGGGAAGCTCGATATGGGCCGAAGCTAAAGGTAAAGTCTACGCCAAAGAATCCGATTGAATGGTGGATGACTGCCGGGCGATCTATTCTAGTTTCGCGTGCCCTAGAACGTTTCGAGAATGCAGTTCATGATCGTGAGTTGAAGCATAATGGAAATCAGCATCTTACACAGCACGCTCTGAATGCAAAGAAGGTTCCGACTCCACAGGGATTCCGAATTCAAAAGGAGCACCCACAATCGTCCCGAAAGATTGACGCCGTAGTTGCTGCCGTTCTAGCTTTTGAAGCACGCGCCGATGCTGTAGCAGGTGGCGTAAAGAATAGGCGCACAGGTGGTCGAATCATTAGCGTTTAAGGAGCCGCATGGCGCTTTATAATTTGGAGACTCCGTTTTCTCCTGAATGGTGGCTAAAGCGGCTTACTGCTAAGCTAAACGGCCAGCGAAACGGTATCGAATATCTCGATCAGCTTTACCGTGGCGATCATCCTCTTCCTACTGTTCCCGAAAAGTTCCGCGAATTGTTCCGTGGATTCCAGCGTCTTTCCCGCACTAACTATCTTGCACTTGTCGTGGAAGCGCCACTAGAGCGAATGAATGTCGTGGGATTCCGCGTAGGTGAATCTGACACTGCCGATGATGCAACGTGGCAAAGGTGGCAGGCCGCACATCTAGACGCCGATCAGGTAGCAGTTCACCGAATGATGCTGGCAATGCGACGCGGCTATACAATGGTAGGAATGCACCCGCGACGTGATGGTGTAGTGGTCATTTCACCAGAGCATCCTACACAGGTAATCCATGAATCCTACCCCGAGGATAGGCGAGAAGTTCGGGCGGCGCTAAAGCTTTGGGTCGATGACGTGGGCGGATATCTTCGCGCCAATGTCTATCTTCCGAAGGGTGAAGCCGGTTTAAACAGGGGCATGGTATTCCGTTACCGTGGCGCGCGCAATTCCTCGCAGGAGGTTTTGCTGGCATCCTCTACTCTCGACGTTCTATTCGCGGCTTTTCAGGAATGGGAACTTATCGACTCTATGCCGACTGGTCTAGATGAAGTGCCTGTTACTCCTTTCGAGAATAGGTATGATCCGCTGACCGGGCCGCGTGGAGAATTTGAAGACGTGGTGGATATCCAGCTACGCATTAACAATACAATCTTTCACAGGCTTGTGGCGGAACAGTTTGGTTCATTCCGTCAGAAGGCGATTCTTGATTACGTGCTAGAGCGCGACGTGAATGGTGATCCTATTCCTCCTGAGTTGCGCAACGATCCCGGTACGGCTTGGATTTTTGAACCTGGCGAAGATGGTAATAGGCCAACCCTATTCGAATTCAGCCAGACTAGCACGGCGGATATCATTTCTGCCTCTGCTGCCGACGTTCGTGATCTTGCTTCTATTTCGCGTACTCCTCCTCACTATCTTTTGACAGGAATGGTTAACGTCACAGGTGATGCCTTGAAGGCTGCCGAAACTGGCCTAATCATGAAGGTGAAGAGGGAGCACATTCCGGAAGCTAGCGGCGGCTGGGAAAGCACAATGGCAAAGGCAGCTATGCTTGCGAATGACCCAACTGATTTCACAAATGCCGAAACCCTTTGGGCCGATCCTGAATCGCGTACATTGGGTGAGCTTGCCGATGCCGCGCTAAAGAAGAAGACTGCTGGCGTAACGTGGCGTCAGGTAATGCAGGATTTGGGTTACACTCCTGACGCTATCGACCGTATGGAAAGTGAGCGAGTGCAGGACGCTTTGACTGCATCGCTTATGGCACCCACACAGCCCACAGGAGGCGCAGTGACGGCACAGAATAACCCAGGCCAGCCAGGAAGCCAGGTTGGTAACCCGTGAGCGTAGAGAGCATCCTAGCGGCGCACACAGCACAGCGGGAAGCTCTAGCCACGCGGATTTTGAAGCTACTAGAACACGAATGGTCCTCACTAGGTTCGTGGGATTCCGCCGACGTAGAAGGTTTCATGCGGCGCGTGATTCCCATTGTGACTGGTGGGCAAGCGATGACAGCGAGGATGGTTGACGTTTATATCTCCCAGATTCTGACAGAAATGACAGGAGAAACGGTTAATACCGTGGGATTGCGTACACCTGAGTTGAAGGATTTGCGCGGCGTTCCGCTTGACGAAGTGTACCGCCGACCTTTCGTGGAAATGTGGACAAGCCTAAAGAATGGCGCTCTTTTCGAAGACGCATATCAGGCTGGTTTAAACCGCGTGGCTGAGCTTGCCGACGATGATCTATCCCTGGCGTATCGAAAGGCTTCTACTCTAGCTTTCGAAAAGCAACCAAGGGTAAAGGGATATCGTCGGGTAGTGCGGCCCGAAATGAGTAAGGGTGGAACTTGCCCGCTGTGTCATTTGGCGAGTGAGAATAAGTATCATAAGTCTGATCTTCTCCCCATTCACACGCATTGCCGTTGTGCGGTTATGCCGATTGTGGGAGCTAACGATCCTGCCTCACGTTTAAACGCTGAGGATTTGGGGTCACTGCCGACACCCACGGAAAAGCCTGTCACTAGAATTCATGGTGAGCTAGGGCCGATTCTACAGGTTTCCGGCGAACATTTCACAACAGAAGCGCAGGTCGCTTAAATCTCCCAGGAGGAAATAAATGGCTGAGGAAGTCGACACACAGGAAGTTACGGAATCTCAGGAAGAGACTAAGACTGAAAGTGTGAAGCAGGGCAAGACCTTTGACGAGAATTACGTTAAGGAATTGCGACGTGAGAGTGCAGGATATCGCTCTAGTCTACGTCAGGCAGAGCAGGAAAGGGATGCGGCATTGGCTGAACTTGAAGAGGCACGCGGAGGAAGTAAGGAAGTTTCTGGCCGCGTCGAATCTCTAGAATCCGAGAATGCGCGTCTTAGGGTTGCACTCGAAAAGGGTTTGCCCGCCGATTTGGTTCCTCGGCTGGTAGGGACAACAGCAGAAGAATTGGCCGCCGATGCTGATTCTTTGCTAGCCCTAATTGGTCCCGAACGTAAGGGAATTCACGATCAGGGACCACGACAGAAGATCGAAGCACCAGACCTTGATACGCAAATTGCAGAAGCGGAAAGGGCTGGAAATTGGCCACTTGCCAGGACGCTAAAGTCTCAGAAGGCGTATCGTCTGGCTAATCAAACATAAGGAGATTTAAATGGCCGGTATTGCCGGAACAGTAACCACATTCAATGCACCGAATTACGTCGGTGAACTATTCAACGTTTCTCCTACTGACACTCCATTTCTTAGCGCAATCGGAGGACTCACAGGAGGAGAATCCGTTAACTCCGTAATCTTCACATGGGAGACAACGGACCTTCGCACCGCTGATAATACACGTCAGCGTCTAGAAGGTGCTAACGCTCCTGCGGCTGAAGGTCGTACTCGCGCGCCAGCATATCAGGTGCTAGAAGTTCACCAGGAAGCCGTAGCCATTTCCTACACTAAGCTTGCTGCCTCTGGACAGTACGCGGGAACTGGCGCACCTGCCGCAACTAACACAAGTTCACTAGATGAGGTTAACCGCATTAACGAACTTGATTTCCAGGTGAATGCGCACCTAAAGCAGATTGCGCGCGACCTAGAGAAGCAGTTCCTTGTCGGTACATTCGCGCACCCTGTTGACAACACTGCGCCACGTAAGACACGCGGTTTGCTTTCCGCTATTACTACTAACGTGAATGCTCTGACTGCTACCACATTGACAGCTAAGCTGATTAATGACATGGCGCAGACAATTTACGACAATGGTGGTCTAATGGAAGGTGAGACACGTACTCTCATTGTGCCTTCCGTTCAGAAGCGTAACCTTACTACTCTGTTCGTAACTAACAAGGGATTCGCTGAGCCAACC